TGTTTGGCCCGGCACAACTCGCCCCGGTCGACCAGCAATGATGGATGGCAGAGCCTCCATCGCGATCATGGTACCCTCAGCGCCACAGTATCATGCCACTCCTGCTCCTACTCGCGGAGGTCGACCCTCTAGTGCGGGCATGAAAACATATTACAAGGGCGCCCCAAGCAAGGGCAAGGTGCGTGGTAGAAACTCGGACTCAGCCAAGAATTACTCAGGAGTTGGTCCAGATCCAGTACAGGCATACCGAGATTCCAATAATGATGATGTGTTTAACTATGATCCAAGTTCTATCGGAGGGTGTCAACAGTGTCAGATCCACGGTACAAAGCCCGGAAATGACGGCCAATATGTTGCTTCTGGTGTCGGTGGTACCCGCGCAGATGGTTCAGCTTGGGCATGGTCAGAGGGTTGTCAAGTATGGCAATCATGGGCTGATTACACATTTTGGTTATCCCTATGGGGGCAACAGATCCAAGCGGGAAGAGAGTTTGTTGATTATGTGCTCATCCGAGCAGAAGATTCCCCAGAGTTATGGGGAACAAACTCCGCGTCTTCATCCGATTCGGAGAGCCCGCAGGCAGGAGATCCAGTAGAGTAAAAGAGGAAATGAATGAGCTTATTCAGTCGAGGAAGAGATAAGGGCCGCGAAACAAAAAACATCGACGGCAAAAAGAAAAATAAATTAGATCAGATTAACGACAAGACTTCTGGTTCTGGAACCGAAGAAGCGAAGGCTAACCGGCGCAGAGTGGTCGGTGGTGTTGGTTGTGAATCTATGATTGAGCCTGTTCCTGAATATGACAAGGCTCCGTGCGAAACTGTATTTAGAGGTCAAAACAACCAGTGGATCGTCCTTGGTCGCGACCGACCCGGAAACCGAGCTTCTGGATACGGCGGAGCAGGACACACTCACTGTGGCCACATTGATCTAGTCGTTGGTCGAGGAGCAAGCAAAAACAACGGATTGAAAGCCGCTGGCCCCAAAGACGGCGAGATCATGGGCAACAACTTCTTTAATGATGCTGCAAGAATCTATATAAGCCAAAAAACAGACATTGACAAGAATTTTGGATTGTCTAGAGGAAGACAGGGTAATAAAAAAGCACACTCTGGTATTGGTATCAAAGCAGACGCGGTACGAGTTATTGGAAGAGGTGGCGTAAAAATCATTACAGGAAAAGCTCAAAACGTTAAAGCTGGCGCCGGCGGCGAAAAACTGTCAATGGGTTCCAAGGAGTCTAGACCAGCGCCGAAGATTGAATTGATTGCTGGTAACCAAGACGGTTCTTCTCGACACTTCTCCATTGACAAAGGTTTCTTTACGGTCAACAACATTCAGCCTGCAGTCATGGGAGATAATATGGTTGAGGCAATGAACGAACTCATAGAACTAGTAAACCAACTTCAAGGTGCTGTTGCCAACTTCGCAACTCAACAAACGATACTAAACACAGTTTTGATGGTACACACACACCCAGTTGCACTTGCATACACAACGCCTTCACCAGAGCTGATTAGTTCTGGAATCAACAATGTGATTAAAATGATTACAGATGTGCATATCCCTCTGTTTTCACAAAAAGTAAACACCATGTTTTACGAAATGAATTACTTGCAACCTTTTGGAATGCAGTGGATATGTAGCAGAAGTGTTAATATAACATAGGTTTAATCATGTCAACATACGAAACAGATACAGAAGAAACTGATACCACAACTGAAACCGACTCAGCCTCGGAAGAGTTTGATTATGTTAATTATCAATCGGTACCAACCTATGATAACAGTTGCGAGACAGTTGAAATGGAGGAAGCGTCCGACGCCGCCGAAGAGTGTCCGACCTGTACTCCGAATCCTAAAGCTCCAGCAATTGATTGGACAAAGCGTGATGACACTAAACCATTCTTAAACAAACGTAAATGCACCTATTCTATTTCACTACGTACACAATACGAAGGAACGGGCGGAGATGGTTCGTCTTTACAGGATCGTTTGGACGAGTATATTGATGAGGGAGTCAAAAAGTTACTAGCTCACTATAACAAAGCCCTAGACACCAATACGATTGCGGCAATGAAATCGGTAGCGGGCGCCACAGACCACTACATTCCACCTCGCGCCAAACTAAAAATGAAGGTGCTAATTGAAATCCCAGCGAATGATTTTGATAAGATGCCTTCGGCACAAGAAATAAAAGAGGATAGCACTTTAGAATCTGCCGCTGCTGATCAGACCGATGCTCTAGAAGATGTGGAAGTTTCTGCAGCAGATGCAGCGACCACGTATACTGCGCACTTGAAGCTTGAGGGCTTAGAAGAAAAAATGAAACAGGTGCACCATGGTCTAGAAACATATGCTAGATTTCAAGTAATTTACTTAAAAACTCAGCGCGGGATGGTTCTTTTCCCCGGTGGCCAAATGGTGAATTTGTTAGACGAGGCTAAACATTTTAAAAAAGTCTATCCCGGTCTTTCGAACTTCTTAAAAGATAAAGGTTTTGAGTTACGAGAAAAGCGTGGAAATAACACCTTGGGCAAGATCCCCGGTGGGGCTAAGCTCATTAACAAGATCGATCTCCAGTTTGATAATGATTACAAGATAACCAAGATTGTACTTTACCGACACGGAACGTGCGAAGAAGCACCCATTGAGATTGAGGGCCTTAGATTACATTCGCTTCAAAATACATACCCATTTGACAGACCAACAACAATGGCATTTCTCACAGAGATTGATGGAATGCAGTCAGACCTGCGTCGACGAGAGGGAATGATACCTTGGACTGAATTTGTTGAAAAATATGTAAAGCCCACGCCGACCATTGATTCTGGTGTCGATTTAAAATCAACCGTATCAGCATTTGCAGCCGCCGCCACCGGTCACGCTACTCAAAAAGATATGGATGTTTTAACTAAAACAGCAGTTACTATGTCCGATGCAGACCGTATCGCGGCTCAAACTCCCGGTTCATGGGAGAGGTCGAGCGAAGCATATAGGGACTACAAAGGTAGAAAATCTTCCGGTGAATATACTTCAGCATTCGATCAGGCACAAAACAGAGAACCAGTAAAAAATGCTGATGGTACTGTTGATTGGGAAGCGACATATGACGAAATGATTGATCGCAAAACCGTTACTACAGGCGAACTGACCGAAATGGCCTGCAATATGGATGGCCTATCTGGCCTAGGAGATGCGATATCTGACTGGGGTGAGAATTTTGTTAATGGCCTCAACGATGAACTCTTCGATATTTTCGATGCGGTAGCTTATCAGTTTCAAAATTACCTCTGCATGTCTCCCGAAGATCGAGCAAAACTACTAGAAAACCTTCAAAACATGAGCAATCAAGCCATGGCTGAAATGATGGCTGAAATGATTGCTTTGATGTTTGGCTTTTTGGAAATGATCGAGTCGTTCATGGAAAGCTTGGACGAAATTAAGGATATTAAGGGGCTCTGGACAGGAGCATTTGACGAAATTAAATTATGTGGCTTGTTTGACCTAATGATGGCGTTCATCGAGTGTCTTGCAATGGGTCTAGATTTGGAAGAAATGCTGGAGCCCCTACTTGCCGCAGCACTTCAGAACATGGACACTTCCAATTTTCACAAACTGTTCGTTGGATTACCTCCCGATGCACAACGCTCAGTCATGGCAAAGGTGGAAGCTGACCTAGGTTCCCATATGATGCCTTGGGATGCTTATGACAAACAAGGTCAGCCCGATCCAGCAGCGGACACTGCGTTTGGAAGCAAGCCAAGTTCTGGCACTGTTGTATCTTGGGGTGGCCCGGGTACCCCCCTCAATGCGGAAAAGGCTGCATCCAGATCAGATCCAGAGTCCATATCAACAAAATACGTTGGTTTGGCGCGCCGATTTGAATCTGAAGCAGCCAAGGTTAGGGAGGAATCTGCATACTATACTGATCCTGATGAAAATGGGGATACTGAAAAGAAGTATGGAAAGACAGAGGCCGAAGCTCTAGCTTATGTGGTGGGGCGATCCGCCGCAAGCAAAACCCGCGAATTAGATGAATATGCGAAAGCATATGGTTTATCGGGAAGTCATCCTGAATTAGCACAACAGCTTATCGATCAACTTAATGGCTCGTCTACAGTGGCAGTTGAGGAAGTGAGCGCCCTCGGCGTGACAGTCGACACCTCAGAAAAGGTATCAAGCATCACACAAACTGTTGAGTATCAAACAAGATATGAACAGATGATAGAAGAGCTTTGTCAGATGAATTATACAATTGATCAGGCAGCGCTGGAACTCGACGGCGATGATCTGCCTGCAACTCCGTATAAAGACTACAAGGTCGAATGTAGAGAAAGAGAAGAGGTGAAGGAAGCCGCGCATGCAACTGCCGAAGCATATGCTAATGGTATGGCAGATGACGGGACACTCGGTTCTAATGGCCCATACGGCACAAGAGGTTCACTGGGAGCAGCCCTAGGAAGCTCGGTCTCGACTCTTCTGTCAGCTTACGCCCAAGCATTGCTTGACTACTATGTCGTCGCCGGCCTAGAAGATCTTAAAAAACAAATTATGGAATTACCCGGCGCAGCCTTTGTCGCAAAAATGATTGCCGCAATTGATTGTATTGTGCCACCATTGTTTGACCCTCCACTATTCGACTTCTTGAATACACTAGAAATTGATTTTTGTAATAATCAATATGGTATTGTGTTGCCTAGGCTTGGCGCCATCCAACTTCCAAACTTTAAAGACTTTTTCAAGTACTTGATAGAGTACCTAAAACAGATTTTCCTATACATTATATTCAGGATCATGCTTTATATCTTGACAAAGATTGTATTAATGCTGTTTGATTCGTTGTGTAAGGCACTACAAAAGTTAGGAGAAGCTGCTAGTCAAGCTCTTGCGGACGCAGCGTGTAATGCAATGTCCGAAGCTGGAGGTTTCTTGGGTGATGTCGCAGCACAGGCCGAGTCAGCCGGCTCTTGTGAGACTCCCCCTAGGAGCCTAAAAGATCTTATCCGTGAAGGATTTTGTGGCCCTGATGCTTCAGATGCCAAGGTTGATGCAACAACAAATGAACTCATGCGTGGCCTAGGCGGTGTTACGGAGTCAGATGCTGCAAGAATGGCAAATCCTGATAGTGTTAATCAGTTAGTCGCTGATATTTCAACAGTTTTAACTGGTGATGAACTGACAGACTTACTGCTGGGCAACCCTAACCCCGGCGCCGTAGAACTGTGCAAAGAGGTGGTACAAACAGAAAATCCAGACTTTGCCTCAGCACTTGGCTCATCTGGACAAATTCGAGATATGTTCAAGAATTTGGGTAATATGTTCCCGCCAGAATTTAAGGCAAAATTGCGAGATGACGTTTCCGTACCACAAGGGATGCGTCCAGCAAACCCCAACCTTTGTACCACACAGGATGACATTAAGAGGTTCAGAGACTTAAGAAATACAATCTTGATGGCCAAAGACGGCACTACCCTAGATCAGGCAAATCAGCAGTTCGATGCATTCCGAGGACGCGCATTAAATGATCTAGCTGAAATTGGTGACATTCTTCAGGGCGGTGTGGAAAACTTTGTCGCGAGTAACCTGCCGCCCCTCATCGGTGGCCCAGACCCATCGTTACCCTCGGATGATCCCTGCGCCGACGCCGGCGGATCCCCAGATGCTATTATTCCTAGAGATCCAAAAGAATTAAAAGATGTAATGCAGGCGGTTACTGACGGATTATATGATGCTGTGGACCAATCATTTGAGCTAGATCTGATTGGCAGAAAAGGCATGCTAAATATGGTCTTATCGGACACTTACGGTGTGCCTTACCATCGTCATGACAAAAAATCAGACCGGTCGATAGTATACTCGGATTATAAAGGTCAGCTTGCTTCTGATTATGACATCGATTCGGGAGACATCGAAGGTACATTCTGGGAATTTTTGATTAAAAGAGAAAAGGGCGAATACCCGACGTATATTGCTTATTATTTAAGAGACTACCTTAACGATAAAAAACACCTTGGAGATGGATATGAATCAACTTCAGACTACACCTATAATGAACAAATTATATTTGACTCCACGATTCTCGGAGCTACAAAACCAGAAGGGTTTGATGGCCCCATAGACGATACTGGAAACCTTATCGGAACAGAAGAAAACCCATACATTATTAAAGGTGGCAAAGATCCTGATCTTACATTGAAATTTAGAGATAACAACAAGGGTGTTAGCATGGAATATCTTTCAAGCGACTACCAATTCAATGAGGGATTCAATCTAGAATATCAATCATATATAATTGACGAAGATTCCGAAGGAACAAAGGTTACTAATACTAATAATGTTTATAACTTAAAAATAGTAGAGGTTTCAAACGAATATGCATCACTGCCCCGTCGAGCCAGCAGGCTGAAGCTAGACTCCGATGACAAGCCTGACTATCATCAGGATGGCGAAGAAGTAGAAACTGAAGATGTTATAATTGATGTAAACATTACAGGCGAACTTTCAGAAGCCGCTGAAGAATTAAGATTAGGTTATGATCTTACAAAAAACGCAGATGTAGGCCCACAGAGCAATGTGTGGAGTCAACTTTTGGTAAGTAAGTTTACTAGCTTAGGACTATCTGAAGAGGAAGAGCAGTTGTTTGAGAGCGATACACTCTTCTCTTCTGTAAATGCAAGTCAAACATATGACAATATTGCAAATACGCTATTAGAATATATGGGCAGGAATATAGCTGCAAATGAGCCAGCATACCTGTTTGGATTCACTCCCGGCGCCGATGATGATTTAACTCCGCAGGATAAAGCATACATGTCACCAGACGGAACCATGTTGTTTTCCGAATGGGCCGCTAAGGTGTTAGCACCGTCCCTAGGAGAAGAGTACACCAGAAGAAATGGTAAGCCCCGATGGAGAAAACTCAAGAAGTATATTGCGGCTAATCAGATCATGGGAACATCTAGGCACTCTAGACTAGAATTTTTGAACCCTTCTGAGTTTGGAGGTAGCTGGATGGCACCACCATATTATATCACACCACCTGTGTACGAAGGTTGGATGGGAATTAGAGATGCCCTACTACCAGAGATTGATGGTAAAGAGCCAAAAAGAACTTCCGTTGCAAACTTTAAAGATATTAAGGATCGGGTCGACGAACTAACAGACAAGATGCCTGATGACCCCCGGTTGTCCGAATGTCCAGACTGTGTAGTTGAATTGCCTTATTCTAGAATTCTTGATCGAGCCGCTGCCGGCGGAATGGAGGGCCCCATTCTTTCATTAATTAGGGTCTATGTTATCGAAGAATTTCTAAAAGCAATGCCAGTCTTCTCTAACTTCAAAGCAGCAATCCCAGAAGTTATGGACTACACCTATGTCGAATACATTATTCAAAAAATGGAAATCGACTTTAAAGAAAACTTAGGTAAAAAAAGAGGGTTCTTGAAGGGTGATGCGTTATGGTATACCTTTTTAGAACAATGTGTGCAATCATATGGTCGCCGTATCCAACTTGACGGACTTGTCCCGCCAGACACTGTGCAGAGGGCCCTTGATTCATTGAACATGCTGCAGAATAATTTCAAATATCCCTCAGAAGAAGATTTAATGGGCGCTAAGATGAAGGCTGGATTAAATCCATGGGGCAATTACGGAGTTGAAACGACGGAAATGCAACCTGAAGTTGTTTTTGGTAGAAGAGTGGGCATCACCACTAAACTGGAATGGTATAGAAGGTGGCATCTCCTACAAGCAGTTAAAACTACTGAAGGGGCGGCTAGAACGGTACTGAGAGAGCTAGTTGAAGAACAGTTAGAACACATGGCAGAAAAGTTCTCTGAAGCCCTCGCAGCAATCGACCTTAAGCCAGAGATTACTGATATTCACAAATACTTTATTGGCTCTGGTGACTTCTGTGTCGGACGTCAATCGTTCTCCCCTGATTTGGACAACTATAACGGAGGGGGCGATATATTGAACGTTGCATCCGGCCTAGATTCAAACCCACTAGACGGTTATCAATCGGATGAGTGGACACCTATAACCGTTGCTGTTCAAATTGGAGATGGTGGAGAAACCGAAGTCGCAGCTGGCGACGGAACGGTAACCACGACTACGGGCCCGGTCACAATTGATAACTTCACATCTAGACTAACAACTGGTGAATTCATACTTGAAAAATATATCAGAGTAGAGGATAAAAGCGAGTTAGGAATCACAGATGATCTACCAGAAGCCATTATTGAACGCTCAAACTCATCAAGGGGTGTTGTTAATATCGATTCATGGAAGCAGTTTCTCAATAGTGGCAAGATGGCCGAGCACAAAGACAGAAAACTATCTGATTTCTTTGGTGATTTAGAATTTACATATGCACTAGATGAAGACGGCAACCCAACGGGAGATCCAACAGGTGTCGAAGGCTCAACAGGAGTTAGGTATGGGCTGCGAATTAGTTACATTCCACCAGAAGAAATGGCAGATGAACTTGAGAGTGTACTGACACAACTAAAAGCATCGGAAAATTGGTCCGCGATTGAGAGGCACGCAGAATTAGAAAAAGCTTACTTTTTAGAAAGTCCGGTGTTTAACGTGGCCAACGGCTCAATGGTAGTGGGCGATGTTAGTATTTATGATAGCTCCTCGGGCGCCATCGTTGCCGAAGGCTCTGCTGCTGCACAAACTTTAGTGGACAATTTAGATACAGCAATTGGTTTAGAAGAAGAGGGTGGAACCGGAACATATGCCAGCTATAAACCTAGGGCTGCAAAATTTGTTATTCCACTGGTTCATGTAGAATACGATGCTTTGGATTATACTGTGTCTGGCCATGTAGATAATATTGAAAATGAAATGGATTTGGCATGCCTCGCACAAGACTTGATTAACACACCAGAGTTTGAGTTAATTTTTAGGTATGTTTTCCCGCTAAATAGAATCACTTCTCTCATGGGCATCTATGTCGGCAAGGCGTTTTTAAAGTCAATTGGAGAAAAGGTGGCGTCCACATCTGAAACCAAGCTGCACAAATATGTCAAAGACGGCTATCCAACAGCAGATCAGGATTCTGGTGAATGGCAGATTTATAATTTGAGATTAGTCACTGGCCGATCTGGGGTATCCTATGATCGTTGGGACGATGAATTTTTATTCAAGAAAACCAAAAGAAATCTAGTAAAAATGTTTAGGTCATATTTTAAATCAAGAGCGTTCTTATCCAATGGAGACGACGATGCAGATGGGCAGGGCGATTTTAGTAATAGCGAGAAACGCAAAAAGCGCAAGAAGAAGGGCGGTAGAAACAAGGATAAAGGCATGAAGAGGGGCTTCCGTAGACAAGGAAGAAGAGAACGTGATAGACCATATGATAAAAATGGTAATTGATACTAAACTAAAAACTATATACTCTATAGTAAAGACAAAAAGGAGGATTCAAAATGTCATACGATGCTGCACTGCCTTTCAGAAGAGACGCCACTGATGGTTTCGGCATGGTGGATACAATAGCAGATGCTGTACACCAAGATTTGAGAATACTTCTTTTGACTGCCCCCGGAGAAAGAACAATGGATCCGCTATTCGGTGTTGGGCTCAAAAGGTTTTTGTTTCAAAATCTAACGACAACAACCTTGGGTCAAATCGAAGCAAAGATACAAAAACAAGTGGGCAAGTATTTACCGTTTATTACGATAGTCGATATTCAGTTTTCGAGTGCACTAGATAGTGCGGGAACCTTTGTACCGGATATGGACCAAAACCTGTTAGGTATTACTATAAGTTATTCTTACGGTTATGGCGCCGTAAGAGAAATATATGTAACAGCTTAAAATTATAGATATAGCTAGTTAGAAGGTGGAGCCATAGAATGTCAAAAGATAAAAGATACAACAGAAGAATTAAATATACAAATAGAGATTTCGATTCAATCAAAAAAGAGTTGATCGAACAGGCGAAAATCTATTACCCAGACACATACAAAGACTTCAATGAAGCTAGCTTCGGTTCAATGATGCTGGATTCGGTCGCATATGTAGCAGACCAGCTTAATTTTTATTTGGATTATCAAGCAAACGAAAGCTTTCTAGACACTGCAATTGAATACGACAACGTAGTCCGACATGCTAAAAGCCTAGGCTACAGATGGAAAGGTGCACCTTCAAGTATTGGCGTTCTAGCAATGTATCTTATCTGCCCAGCAGCTGGAATTGGCATGGGTGTAGATTATGACTATGTGCCGGTATTGAAGGCCGGAGCACAGTTTACTTCTGCTACAGGTGCAAGTTTCTTGTTAATGCAAGACGTAGATTTTTCTTTATCCTCTAACGAAATTGTTGCAGCAAGGAAAGATCAGACTACTGGATTGCCAACACACTATGCTATTAAAGCATATGGCAAAGTGATCTCTGGTGAAATTATGAGGACAACGGTCACAGTCGGTGATTTTCAAAGGTTCCTTAAAATAAAAGTAGGTGGACTATCTGAAGTCTCGGAAATTTTGAGAGTTACTGACGATGAAGGGCACGAATATCATCAAGTAGAATACCTATCGCAAGATGTGATTTACAAAGAAGTGGTAAATAAGGACGCAAGAATTTCTGGAGTTCCCTCTGTAATGAGGCCATATGCGGTACCTAGAAGGTTTATTGTTGAAACGGAAGGAAGCAGCTTATACATTCAATTTGGACACGGATCAGATTCTGAAGCTGCATCCCCATCTGTAGTCGAGCCAGCGAATTTAACTTTACAACAATTTGGAAAAAGCTATATTACTGATGAATCTTTTGATCCCAACAACCTTTTATCGAACGACAAGCTAGGAATCAGCCCCTCAAACACCAAGATTACAGTTGTATACAGAGTGAACTCAACTACAATTTCAAATGCAGCAGTTGGAACAATTGTTAAGCCGGGCAGCAAAGAATTTGTATTTAAAGAAGAGACTCTTTTGAGCCAAACCAAGCTCAAGGATGTTATGAGTTCGCTAGAGTCTTACAATGAAGAGCCAATTCTCGGAGCAGTCACTCTCCCAGAAACTCAAGATATTAAGAGAATGGTATATGATAGCTTTGCTACCCAAAACAGGGCAGTAACAAAACAAGATTATTTATCACTAGCATACTCAATGGATCCAAAATTTGGAAAAATTAAAAGATGTAACATTATTAGAGATCCTGATTCACTTAAAAGAAATTTAAATATGTATGTTTTGGCGGAGGATCCTAATGGAAAATTAGTTGTCGCCAACGATTCATTAAAGAGAAATTTGAAAACATGGCTAAACCAATACAGGATGATCAATGACACAATTGATATTCTAGACGCCAAAATTTTAAATTTTGGAATTGACTTTACCGTTGTCGCTCACCGAGATTACAACAAGCATGACGTATTAAACCAGTGCATGCAAAGATTGAAAAAAGAATTCAGTCAGCCAAAATATATGGGAGAGCCGTTTTACATTTCAGACATTCAAAATATGCTAAACGATCTAGAGGGTGTAACGGACGTTAAAAAAGTGGTTGTAAAAATGAGAAGCGGCGGCATCTATTCCGATTCGGCAATAGACATAAACCAGCAAAAATCTGCAGATGGAAGGTATATTGTAATTCCACAGAATTGTGCTGTAGAGATTAAGTATCCCAATGTTGATATTAAAGGAACGATTACGTAATGGCTATTAAAAGATATTTTGCGCTAAAAGATAATACGATTACGAACGCATTTGAAGAAAATCTTCAATACCGTGCCACTGGCTCAAACATGGGTGGCTCGGACATTCTTGAAATATTTAGTATTTATCAACAGGCATTCACTAGTTCTGCAAAGCAGTACGAAGAGTCTAGAATTTTGATTCAATTTCCGGCAACCGGTTCTAATTTAAGAAATGATGTCACTTCAATTAAAACAGATAGGGCTAACGGCAAAATCGCTGCCTCTGGAAGTGTAAATTTTTACCTTAAAATGTATAATGCACGCCATGGCCTGACGACACCAAATGATTATACAATCGCTGTCAATGCACTTGACGCAGAATGGTCCGAAGGTATCGGTCTTGACATGGATAATTACACTGACATTCTGTATGGAGATACTGATGGTTCCAACTGGATTTCTGCGTCACTAGGTAACAAGTGGACCTCTGAAGGAGGCGACTGGGATAACGATGATTCGTCCGGCGTCACCGCTTCTTTTGACACTGGCATTGAAGATCTAGAAGTCAACATTACACCTATTGTTGAAAAGTGGATCGCTGGCACAAAAAACAATTACGGAGTTATTGTTAGACTGAGCCCCGAAAACGCCTCTGAACAAAAATCTTACTATACAAAAAAGTTTTTCGGCAGAAACTCAGAGTTCTTCTACAAAAGACCTGTTATCGAAGCAAGATGGGATTCGACTGTAAAAGATGACCGTAATAACTTTTACTACAGTAGTTCGTTGGCAACGGAAGCAGATAACCTTAATACACTCTATTATTATAACTTTATTAGAGGACGCCTAAGATCTATCCCATTAGACGCCAACTCAGAAGTGGTTGTGAGTTTATATAGCAACTCGCCAGATAACACGCCCAGTGCCACAGATGGCAAAATTGCCCTAGCAGCCGGCGGAGGTGTTGGTTCAGCAGGAGATGTTAACGCAACAGCTAGTACCTCTACAACCGGCGTATATAGCGTATCTTTGTCTGTTACAGGCTCTGTAACGACACATCGAAAGTTGTATGATGTTTGGCAGATTAGAACGGACACCATGCAGGGCGAAGAAGGTTATACACAATTTTTTACCGGCACAATAAGACCTAAGTCTGATGTGGGTGCTGTCTGGAGCAAGAATCTCACATATGTTACGACAATCCCTAATTTTAAGAAATCATATAGCAGAACAGACACCGACCGTATCCGACTCTATACTAGAGAAAAAGATTGGTCCCCAACTATTTATACTAAGGCAAGCAACACAATAGAAAGAACTATTATTCAAAGTGGATCATATAGGGTGACAAGAAACATTGATAAGTTAGAGGTAATCCCTTTTGGAACAGGCTCCGACCTGCACACAGTACTGTCGTATGACGTCTCAGGAAATTACTTTGATATGGACTTTTCGATGTTAAAAGAAGATTATTCTTATACTCTTGATTTTAGCTTCTACGATGATGCAATAGGTGACTGGATTGTACAGCCACAAAAGTTTAAGTTTAGAGTGGATAAGTAGCGAGATAAGACATGGCAATCAAAGATCTATTTGAGAAACCGCAACAAATACTAACCTCGGCTGATGCTGAGAAGACGACAGAAGGAAAGGTAGAATCAGTTGATAACCTTGATGCAGTAGTACGTCAAAAAGAAGAGTTTGTACCGCACATAGATCATACATCTGCTTCAAATTTTGCAATCTACGGGTCAGCCGAAAAGTATTATGAAGATGCGATTAAGGCAATTTATAGAGAATATCCTTATGACGGTTCATTACATGAGAAAAAAGAGTTTGAATTAAACTTAAATTATCTTACTCGATACATTTTAGATAAAAGATACCCAAGAACCAACGGTCACATTACATTAGCTACTAATGCAACCTATAACGGACTTACCGGATCATACGGTACAGTTTCATCTAATGAGTATATTAAAGTTGTTGGCGGCCCACACACAGCGTCAAGTTTACAGTTTGGCGTAGAGGGTATGCTTGGGAAGCCGCTCTATGAGACATTTAAATATTCTAACAAGCTAGACTCTAATCCATATGCAACAGCCGGCCTTAGTAAGGGTCAAAAATTAGGATCTCAGCTTTCAAATTTAAGGTTCGACCCAGCATCTGGTCAAACAGTAGAGTTCTGGCTTAAGAAGGATTCTTTTGATCCCACAAAAACCAAAAGAGAGGTTGTGTTTGATCTTTGGAACAACAAAACGATGGGCGTCACGCCTGATTCCACCGCCGGCCGCTTTCTTATCGAGTTGACTTCTAGCGACGGAGGGCCGTTTCGCTTAACCTACAGATCGGGTTCTACAACACTAGCATCTGACTTGGCAATTTGTAGTGCAAACATAACAGGCTCTAAGGTTGCATCTGGTGGCTGGAACCACTACGCTGTTTCTGTAAAATCTTTTCCATCTAGTAACGAAACTCTCGTAAAGTTTTATGTTAATGGCGACTTAGACAAACAAACTACAATCAGTGGCTACATTAATGAAGTTACAGGAGCTTTGACAGCCCACTTAGGTGCCCTGCAGACAGGAACTAACCTAGGCGGTGCTTTAGGCGCCGGCCTACTTATGGGTTCTTTAGATGAGTTTAGGTACTGGAAAGAAGCGCGAACGTCAGAGCAAATCGGTAGAAACTGGTGGACACAAGTTCATGGAGGAAGCAACAGTGAAACTGCAAACACTACGTTAGGTGTATACTATAAATTTAACGAAGGTATCGTACAGACATCCGCCGCCGACTCAGTGGGGTACGCTTACGATAAAAAGATTTTAGATTACTCCGGTCGAGTATCCAATGGTGTCTGGGTAGGTTATCCCGGGTACGGCTATTCGGCACGCTCGTTGACTTCTGCAATGGTGGAGTCAAACGTCTCAGCCACAGAATTTAAAGATCCAATTTTATATACCGCACATACAGACGTCAAGGCATTACAAACAGAACTGCAGGCTAGCGGTTCAACTTGGGATGATCAGAACAACGCCTCCATGTTAAACGCGATCCCAACTTTTATGAGGGAAGAGGATGAGGAGATCGGTGACGGCACGCTAACAAATACTCTTCAGATTATGGGTAGTTATTTTGATAAGATCCACCATCTAATTGGTGCTCTTCCAAAGGTAAGGGCAACCTCTTATCTAACAGCCTCTGCAAAGCCCTACCCATTCGCAACACACTTGTTAGAAAGCTTGGGACTAAATGCACCCGAGCTATTTGTACAAGCGAATGTTTTGGAATCGATGGCCCAACGCGATGAGGACAGAAAGTATACTCAAGACTTAACAGAGCTTAAAAACTTAATTTATCAAAACATTTACAATAACCTAAACTACATTTACAAGTCTAAAGGAACCGAAAAGTCTATTAGAAACATTGTTAGATGTTTTGGTGTTGATGAAGAGTTAATACGCCTAAATCTTTATGCTAGTAATCTCACTTATGAACTCAAAGATAATATTAGAACCAAGACGGTCAAGACAAAAAGTGTGAACTTTAACGACGTAGACAAATTTGATTCAACGATATACCAGTTCGCAGATCCTCTCAATGCAAACACATCGGGTTACATTACCGGATCGGGCCCCACCACCGTAACTGCCTCTTTGGGTCACGAAGATTTGCTTGGAATGACGGTCGAAGCAGAAGTTATTTTTCCAATCAAGAAAGATATTCGCGAGGAAGGGTGGTTTGAGACTCCTTTTACAACAGTGTCACTGTTTGGTATGCACACCCCAACAAACAATGGGTTAGCATTTGATACAAAGGATTATGCAAACTTTCAAGTTCAAGCAATTAAGGCTGGTAAAAGGTCGAATCATGCATATTTCAAATTAACGTCTGGGTATGATCCGTACCCAATTCCAGAACTGACGTCTAGTATGTATACAGATGTGTACGACAACCAGAGGTGGAACTTCTCGGTTAGAATTAAGCCCCTCGATCCTGTGACTAACTTTGTACAGGATAACCAACTAGATACAACTTTCAATCCATTAGCCAGAATGTGCCAAAACTATGAAGTTCATTTTTATGGCGTTAACATGGAGACTGGCTATCCTGAACACACATTCCATGTTTCTGGTACAATGGAAGCACATCAAGCTAGGGACTTTTTGAGATCTTCGAAAAAGCTTTACGCCGGCGCCCACAGATTGAACTTTACAGGAACACCGATAAACTATTCTGATGTTAAAGTTACAAACGTAAAATATTGGGCTACATGTCTAGAAAACGAAGATCTAAATATTCATGCGTCTGATCCCGAAAGCTATGGTATAACAGACCCTTACAAGAATGTTTCTCTGCAAGTAGCCAGCTTGAACAAATACCATGTGCCAAAGATTAGCACATTAGCACTAAACTGGACATTCAATAATTGTGTTTCTGCCTCATCCGATGCAGCAGATCCTTCAACTGACGATTCGTTTTTCTTTGTTGATGACGCGTCCTCTGGCTCTGCAGAAGCGGTTACAGACGCAAAATATGGATGGCTAAGCAAGATTGTAGAACAGCAGCACAGCGGAAAAGCAGACAAGTTCTTGCCTCCAGAAAGTGGTGATACAAACCCGGTCGAT